GCGTCAAATTGCGTTGAATTGCGCCGTTTTTACCCGTTTTTTTTGAACCGTTCCAGCGGTTTCCTCCACACATTCAGACCCTCAAACAAATTGTTTCTCAAGTCCTTATGTCATTTGAGCGGTAAACGGGACTCGAACCCGCGGCCCTCAGCTTGGGAAGGGCTACCACTGAAACGTATTCGGTTAATAATAAGTTCTTTATATTATAATGTCATTGTATCAAATCGGTTTTTGATGCAGGATGTATTCTGCAAAGCGTTGTCATTAACCGATATACCTCCATTTAAATCACATGAAAAAGGGCAAGATACATCAGCACAACAATGATATTGTTCACTGTGGACCCGATCCCCGACATGATGCGCGCATTCTCACTCATGCCTTCCGGGTCGATGCGCGGCAACAGGAGCGGGACGACCAGGAACACGGCCAATACTATAAGCCCGTACCACCAATGCGGCGCGAAAAAGAAAGTCAAGACAATAAAAACAAGCGTCGCGACAAACGTCAATGAACTGACCACAGTGCCTATTTTTGTCGTGAACGGGCACAGGCTGGCAAGCACCCTGTTGATGACGAACAATACTAACCAAGTTTCCATATCATTTCTCCTTCATTAAGATTGTTATTAAACGCTCCTTCTCCTCGATGATCCGTTCCAGCAATGAAATCCTTTCTTTTAGCGCTTCGTTCTCGCTGGAGTAGATGTTGCCCGTGTTGTTGTTCACCGCGACGCTGCTGTCGCCATTGGCGATGGCGGTATGCGATGAGCGCAACATATCGCCTTCGCCAGAGAGCAACCAGTCACCAGACAGGTGTTCGCATTTTGAATAAATCAATTCAATATCGAATGTACCACGCAGCAACCATGTGTTAATGGTCTGCGGCTTAACCCCAATCATATTCGCAAACCTTGACTTATTACCGCTTGAGTAATAATCAATTATCTGCTCTAACATGTCTCGCTTGTCCATACTACTGAATATTAAAGAATGTTAAATGAATAAATTAATTAGCAAAATGCTTGCACAGTTTATTCATAGTGCTTACCTTTGCGGTGCTAATTTATTAATTAATTACGATATGGACAAGCAAACAATAGAAAAAAAACCGATACTCCCGACGATTTCCGCTTTGGAGGTTGACGAGACAGTTTCTTTCCCTGTTGAAAGATTCAATGTAGTGCGAGCGACAGCAACACAGGCTGGGCTTGCTCAACACAAGACATTCAGAACGAATATCAGTGACGACCGCACGGTCATCACGGTCACCAGAACCGCATAACTAACTTTTACAAACCAAATAAAGGATCAACAATCATGAAGTACTTACGACTTTTAACCAACAAGTATGCGCTGACCCTCACGGCCATCCTGATGCTGGCCCTGCTGTGCCTCATGAGCACCAGCGAGCTGACCATCGTGCTCGTACTCATCAAATTATTGGGCTTCGCCCTGTGCTACGTCTACGCCAAGCTGTTCAAGCACTGGGAACGCCAGGGTAAGGTTGATGTCATCAAGGCAGTGTTCAACGATAACGAAGAGGAGGACTGATTATGGGACTGAACGGCAAACCGATAGGATTTCTGGAGAGCGTTGACCTGTTCTCCGACACGATGAACGAGCGCCACATGAGCGGCGGCACCGCCAACGGTATGCTCATCATCGCCAGCGACGGAGATAACTCCACAAGAATTATTGACGGCAACCACAATACGCTTCTCGACGCTTTATCAACAATACTCTACAAAGACGAGGGACTATTCGACCTTATCGAGAGCGCCCTGGCACTCGCTATTGTTGCACGACTTAAATCAGATGGCCATGACACCGATTGAGCCCGACATCATCGACAACGCCCGCTACGGCCACAAGGAGACGGCCAGGCTGCTCGGCATCTCGCCCAACACGTTGCGCTCCTACGTCAGGCAGGGCAAGATCAAGTGCGGATACAGGCGCACCAACGGATATCCCTTCTACACGGGACGCGCCATCCGCTCATGCTGGGCCGCACAGTGGTAACGACCCTAATCATAGACAACATAGCAGCCGACGGATGGGCATCAACCCTTAAAAGGCTTTAAGCCGGTGGCTTGGGTCGGGAACAGAACGGCCCCAAAAACAAACTGGTCTGCCGCGATGGCGGCCACCGTAGTAGCTCAAGAGCAGAGCAGCCGACAGGCAAGATGGAGAGTGCGAATCCTCCCTGCGGACAAAAACGAGATCCTTGACATGGTGGGCCACTTCGAGAAAAAAAACGGTGACCGGTGTAGCCAAAGCGCCCACGGGCGCAGTCAGTCGGCAGACCTTGGCTAATCAATGTACAAGTAAACTTGCAGGCGTTGAAGACGAGCACGGGTTCAAGTCCCGTCACCGGTCCATTCCCTTTACCTAATGTGTGTTTTTCATGGTAACTCCCGCCCATGTCGTGAGACACAGCGGGTTTTTCAAACAGGTCCTTAGCTCAGCCAGGCAGAGCGCTGGTCTCCAAAACTGCGATTAAGCGAGTATAGAACTGAGTTTGCTCAAGTTCTGTCGAGCGTGAGCAGTTTCTCAAAAACCAGAGGTCGCATGTTCGATCCGTGCAGGGCCTGCTCAAGCAAACCAACATCAAACACTATTCATCTTAATTTGCATCTCTCCGTCCCCGCTGCGACAGCGCGGACGGTTTCTACAAGACATCATGGTCGGCGCGGGACGGTAGTTGGCGTCCTGGAACGTGGATATTTCGCCATAGCATTTACCCTTCGGGGTGTCTGAAAACAACGTCACCCAATGCGGTTCGATCCCGCTTCGCGCCACAAGGCTAACAATTTACTTTTGCTTATAAATTATATAGAAAACCTGAAACAATCAATCGGCCGCCATCCGTGAAGGCCCGCGGCCAGACATCACGCGGCCCGCGCAGGGCATCAGGTAGAAAGTTTTTCATGGTAAAATTGGTTTTAAGGTTTATGTTAATGGTATTAGAAGGTTAATTAGATCCAAAAACTTAGTAATGGTTTCAAGACCCTGGGTGGCCGAGAGGCCGGCACCAGGCCACATCACATCGCGATGGTCGAGTTGCCGACCGAAAAGCAGCGAGAATTCGATTTATAAAAAGTTCAGGGAGCCCGGCGGGGCAGAAGATCCCGGTCAGACGTGTCTGGCCGCGTGACATTACGGTATTATTCCCATCTGATGATGGCGCGTATATCGCAGCGACACGCTACAAGTTATCCTAAATATCCACATAATAGAACTATTTAGGCTGGCTGTCCGTGACGGCTTTGCCAGCCTTTCTTTACAACCGGGGAGAAGGGTTTTACTAATCAAATAGCAACCGATGTTAAATGTTTAGTTTCTCAAAAAGCGACAGTGGCGGTTCGACTCCGCCCCTCTCCACAAATGCAATTCGCGGCGATGAGTCGTGATTGTTGATTCTGGACTCTGGGCTCCGGCCCAGGTCCTTTCTTCAATCCGCCCTCGCCATTTTATCAACATTCAAAACTTTTCAACAATCATGAGCGAAATCATCCAAATTCAACAAGCCGAAATTGTTCAGGCCCAAGAGAAAGCGGCCATCGACGTGCAAATCGCAACGGCAAAGGCTTACCCGCGCCACCTGCCTACCGTGCTCAACAAGATCCAGACCTACGCCACCATGGACGAGGAGACGGCCGAGGACTGCTTCTACGCTCTGCGCCGCGCCGGTCAGGGTGGGCAGCAACTCATCGAGGGATTGTCGGTCCGCATGGCCGAGATCATCGCAAGCGCATGGGGTAACATGCGAGTAAAGACCAGCATCATCGCCAACGACGGCAAGACCATCACAGCCGAGGGTACATGCCTCGATCTGGAGACCAACGTAGCGGTCAGTGTTGAGGTGAAACGCCGCATCACCGACAAGCAGGGCCGCACGTTCAGCGAGGACATGCAGGTCGTTACCGGCAACGCAGCCAGCGCCATCGCGTTCCGCAACGCAGTCCTGAAGGTCGTCCCCAAGGCTGTTACCAAGAAGGTGGTAAACGAGGTCAAGCGGGTAGCCATGGGCAAGGCCCTCGACCTGGAGACCAGCCGACAAAACCTCATCGGCTATTTCGCCAAGTTGGGCGTGACCGAGGAAATGCTCTACACATACCTCGACATCGAGAAGCGCGACCAGATTGACACCGACATGGTGTTTGAGCTCCGCGGTGTGGCTAATGCCATCAAGGAAGGCGCCACTACCGTCGCCGAGACATTCGTCAAGGCCGTTGAGGACAAGAAGGCTGCCGAAGCCGCACAGAAGACAGCAGACGCTGTTAAGCAGTATATCGAGAAGCAGACCAAAGAAGTGACCGAAGAAAAGAAGCCCGCGTCTCCACAGCAGGCCATACAGGACGCTATCAAGAAGAAAACCGAGCAGGCTACTGCCAAGCAGCCTGCCCAGGAAAAGACAGTGACCCAGCAGCCGACCAAAGAAGAAAGCCAGTCAATCTTCGGGCAAGAGCAGTAACTGGCCATTAGTTAACCACCGGTGGCGGCGTAGCCGCGCCGCCACCATTCATTAAATCAACAATCACGATAATCATGGCAAAGACAACTTACAACATCATCCGCCCGGCCACACATCAGGAGTGGCTGGATCAACGCACACTGGGCATCGGCTCCAGCGAGGTTGGCACAATCCTCGGCGTCAACCCTTGGGAGACACCCTATCAACTGTGGCGCCGCAAGCTCGGCATAGACCCGCCCAAACAGGAAAACGACGCGATGCGCTGGGGCCACTACCTCGAGGATGCCATCGCACAGGCTTTCCAGGACACCACCGGCAAGACGATCATCAAGGCCAGTGCCGGCGACTGGCTGGCAGTGGACAAGGAGCGCGACTACCTGCGCGTGTCACCTGACCGCACCTACTGGCTCGGAGACAGCCGTTCCAACAGTGCCAAGGGCATCGTCGAGTGCAAGAGCACCCGCCTCAAATTCGAGGACGGCGACGTGCCGCAGTAC